CCGGCCCTATTGCTGTTAGATCAGCTTTAGTTTTGACGCCTCCAAATCTCATTCCCTAGGGTTATGAGTTCTTTGGCATATAGGTCTATAGAAACTACCGCTGGTACGATAGCCCTAAGTGGCTTTCACCACCCTCCTTGTGAGTTACCGGTCTCTTCGAGACCACAGATCGTCCCTATGTCTAGGAAGACCTGACTACCCAAATGGGTATCACTATCACTAGTGACGTACTACAAGTGCGCGCAGCTTTCGCCAATATCCGAAGATATTGGACTTAACGACTTTGCCTCCGTCAGGAGACAATTTCGCCACCTTGGCATCTTTCGGAAGCCCGTCAAGGGCCCCTAGTATACGGTCGAGATCTTTCATCAGTTCATTAAACTGATCGAGTCCGACCTCTGTTTGTCCTTTCCACTGCAACAAGAGAACCTCCAATTCTTGGAGACGACTCTTTATGTCAAGCCCTACATGCCTAAGTACCAAGCGTTGGTACAAATCAAATAGTGCGCGTGTTGGAAACAAATTGGTTGGAACCCAACCTGCTCCAGCAGTACGCTCGAAGGCTCCTAAGCGAGCCTTGACTTGTTTAGTAAGTCGCTCAAGCGCCCAATCACCAATGAATTGGTAGATTTTCTTAACTGACTCATCAGTCAGTGGGGCGCCTGCGATCCTAGGGGATATCATAGATAACCAAGACGAATACGTCAAGGAACCTAGAATCCCGTTCGGCCGTTTCAGGAATATGAAAAGTCCTTGGAGGCGACTATTAGTCGCTAAAACAGACTGTAGTCTGCCAAGCGTTTTATAACCATAACCAAGAGCCCGAACTACCTGAGGTATTCGGTTCTCCCAGATCTCCGGCACCTTCGCCAGGATACTCTCCAAACATGCAATGTTGTTGAGTCCTGCCAGAAACCCTTTTAGGGAAACTGGGGTTGCGTCGACACCACGGACTACAGTCCGTTTTGCGAATTCGAACGTCCCGTTATTAGATACAAGAGACTTAGTCTCCTGTATGGTCACTCCGAGTGATCTCATAAGCTCTAGATACTGTTTGGCTACGGCTCCGTCAGCAATGACGATGTCGTCCCCCAATACAGCGTACGAAACAAACCATGGACACCATAATCCATGAGCGCGTGAGGCAGCAAGCTGAACGCAGAAATGGTGCGTCAGGGCTAACATAGCCCAAGACGAGTAAGCGCCCATTGGTTGACCGGCAGCATACTGAACATCGGTTGTATTAAGACCGTATTTCTCTGCTGTTCTTGAAGAGAACGAATAAATTCGTCCTACCAAGAGGGTCTCCCAAAGGGTCGCCACCTTTTCACCCAGAATCCAACCCAGTAACGCACTTTGCAGTGCTAGGGGTAGTCTGTCAGTAGCTGCGGAGAGGTCGTATGAATAGACCTCTTTACGCCCCAGTTTCTGTATTAAGAGAACTGGACTATTCTGATCAAACGTCCCGTCTTGT